GAGAGATGTATGGGTCGCGTATCGTCAGGCACTTAGGGATCTCCCCCTGGTTACAAAGGACCCCACAAACCCCATGTGGCCCACGAAGCCATCGATACCTAAGGGGACCACTTTGAATGTCGACCTCAAGAGTATCAATGATGAAGAAGTCTCAGAAAACGCTCAAATTGTCCTCCTTCAAAATGTGGTTTTCAGCTTGACGAAAAGAATCGAAGCTCTTGAGAATGCTTAAAAATAAAGTCTCACTATATTATAAAATGTCTGGTGGTATCGCCCAACTTGTAGCTGTCGGTGCTCAGGATGCTCACCTCGTGGGTGCTCCCGAAGTCAGCTTCTTCCGCTCCACATACAAACGTCACACCAATTTTTCCCAAACTGTAGAACGTCAGGTCATCCAAGGTAACGTCAGTAACGGTGGTATGTCCACTATTCGCTTCGAGCGCAAGGGTGATCTCCTCAACTACGTCTACTTGGCCCCCCACGACTCGACCGGCCCCGATACAGAGCCCATCCCCGACTGGACCGCCCTGATTTCCAAGGTTGAGCTCCTCATTGGTGGTCAGGTGGTGGACACCCAGGATTCCACCTACTCCACCCTCATCGCCCCCACCCTCTCTGCCACATCGTACTCCAAGTCTGTGGCGGCCGGTCTCTACGACGGTGCGGGAACTGCGAAGTTCTACCCCCTCCGCTTCTCCTTCTGTGAGAACTGGCAGTCGGCTCTCCCCCTTGTGGCTCTCCAGTATCACGATGTTGAGATTCGTATCACTTGGGGCACCTCCGCGGCCTCCCACTCGTGGAATGTCTACGCGAACTACGCCTACCTCGACACGGATGAGCGCACTATGTTCTCCACCGGTTCCCAGAACATGCTCATGACTCAGGTTCAGAAGAGCATCGGCTCCAAGTCTAAGATTCAGGAGCTTAACTTCAACCACCCCATCAAGTATTTGGCGGCTGGTAAGAGCAGCGCCATTGGTGTCCTCAACAAGGCGAACAAGCTGAAGCTCCAGATTAACGGCACTGATATTGCGGACTACAAGTTCGCGGATCCCCACTTCACGTCGGTCCCTCTCTACTACCACACAACCAACTCCAGTGTGAAGGGTGACCAGCTTTTATTCATCCCCTTCTGTCTGGACGCTGCGAAGCTCCAGCCCACCGGCACCTTGAACTTCAGCCGGCTCGACTCGGCTCGGATCCAGTCCACCGCCCAGGACTTTATCGAGGATCTTTACGCCGTAAACTACAACGTCCTCCGTATCGAGAATGGTATGGGTGGCTTATTATATTCTAACTAAATAGTAATAGTAACAATGTTTTGGAAGATTGTTTTCCTCCTATCCATCGTTTTTGTATTGACGTACGACCCAAAGTCCAGGACAATTGAAAAGTTTGTCGGTCAGCCCACACCACCGACCAACAAGTCCTGCCAACCTACGCATTACCAAGCCGTTCAGTTCGCTACCAGCCCATACCAGTGTCCAAATGACGACACGACCTCTATGGGCGTTTTAACTTAAAAACAAAACTCGTTTATAAAAGTATAATGATTCCCATTGATCGTGAAACCATGACTATCATCGCTACCATCGTCTGCATCGCCGGTGTTATCTTCTTGTTCAAGGAGCTCAACAAGGCCAAGCAGGATGTTGACGAGCTCAAAGTTTTTTCGGCCCACGTAGTCCGTCATCTTTCCCAGCCCAGCCGTGCTCAGATGGAAAAGGCCAAGAAGGAGGCACTTGAGGAGGAAGTGTCGGAGGAGGTAAAAACTGAGGAATAAACATATCAACATATTATAGCTTGCGAATGCGCAATGAAAAAACACAAAGCGATTGCGATACCGGTTAGTTTTAATGGTGATCAACCAAGATTTCTGACCGTGAGAGATTGGAGGTTTAAGGACTGGATTTTTGTGACAGGGGGGTGTCGACGTAGAGAAATCGCAAATCCAATCCGATGCGCCTTACGAGAATTGGAGGAAGAGACGAGGGGTGTGGTGTCTCTGAAAAACGTAGAATATACAGACTTTAAATTTACGGTTCAAGAAAGTCCCACGGTTGATCTAGAATATAACGTGTTTGTATTTTTCGTTGACTATAACCGTGCCGAGCAGCACAACCAGGTCAAGAAGTTTTACGAAGAAAAGGCGAAAATGAATCTGAAAAAACTCCATAACCAACCCATCAGAAAGACACACGATGAAAACGATTACATGAGTTATGATACTTTACAAGAGTTTAATTCACGTAAGCGTTGGAAGTTAATTATCGACAACGTCATTAAAAATCCCGAGTTCTATAACTGTGTTCAATCACAAGATAGAAAAAAGTTTTATATAAAATAATGAAGTCTAAGGCTTTCATTTTGAGGCAGATTTCAGAACTTCTTGAAAAGAACCGGGGTTTGTGTGACATTGAAATTCAGGAGTGGATAAAGGAAAATGAGAAGATGACAGTCTATGAACTTTTAACCTTTAAGAAGGAGTTGTCGAAAACGAAAGAATATCAAGATGTCTCATGTATGAGATGGTTTAGAGATGAGGATCCTTAATTACATATGTTTAAAAGCTGGTGTACTCAAAACGGCTTTTTGAAAAAAGTCCCCAATCCATCACACGTGCTCCTAGACGGTGGTTGCCTGTCTGTGCCGTTTGATAGATTGAATGAATTTTATGACAGATACATAGAAGCTGTTAAAGCGGATGAGAAGCTGTTTGTTGTGGAGCAGAAGACGACCACCTACAACTTCTTTGTGGACATCGACTATAAAGATGATGTCAGTCTCGGTATTGACATGATCGAAGACATTTGTGAAGTGATCTGTAAATGTGTAAAAAAGTTTGGGGGGAAAGAATGTATCATCTCAGTGGCCAAGCCCAAAAGGTCTGGAACTAAGATCAAGACTGGGGTGCATCTGAACTGGCCAGACTTTGTCGTCAATCAAGAGATTGCTGTGTATTTGAGAAATTACATCATCTCCGATCTCTTCAGTTTCAGTAGAGATGTTCCATGGGATACTATTATTGATTCATCGGTATATGGAAATCCTGATAGGAAAACAAAAGGCAGTGGATTCCGTATGCCGTGGTCTCATAAAATGAGTAAAGGTGTCGTCGAGGGGATGTATTTACCCCTTTTCAGATATACTTGGCCCTTATCAACTCTTGTGAGGATTGAACCAACTCCAGACACATCTATCTTGAGAGCATCCGCCATCAGGACAGACAAAGAAGTTACCATTTCCATTGACCTCACAAACTCAAAACGAAAAGAGGGTTCCTTCACAGCTGAACAAATGAAAAATGAAGTCTGTGATACAAGGTTGCGAAACCTGTTAGAGACATTCATCCGTAAAAACATGTCAGGTCAGGGTGAGGCGTACATCACAAAGATATTCAACTCGAAGAATACATTTTTAGTGTCGAGCACGTCGAGATGGTGTGAGAACACACAGAGGAAACATAATTCCAATCATATATGGTTTTTGATCAGTGGTAAGCAGATTTTGCAAAAATGCTTTTGCACGTGCCCCACCCTAGATGGGCGAAAGGATGGATTTTGTAAAGATTTTATTGGACGAAGACATGAGCTTACCAACGAGATTACATCCATCCTCTACCCAAACAAAGAAGAACTTAAAAAATGTAAAGAGATTGTGAAGTATGTCGACAAACCGCTGCCTAATGTCAGGTCACATGTGGAGTTTTTCCTTAACAAGTGGATGAAGGTTGACAAAGACACGAAGATTATCGACATCAAACGTCAGAAGGGTGGACTACTACTGACCACAACCTCAAGATTTTGTGAAACGACTTCATCATGTCACGACCAAATGATGGCATACACCATAAAAAAGAATGAGATTAAACAGTCATGTCCCATATGTAAGAAATGCACAGCACGAACTCACAAACTCACCCCTAATATTATTAAACTACTTAAACAATAATCACCTAATGAAGGTAAATGACGATCACCAGGTCTGGTAGAGCGATTAAGAAACCTACAGTTTTCGTCCCCACTGAAACAGTCTTGGATGATGACTACTGCACAGATGATTATGACAACACAGATATCGATTCTGATCTCGACACGGATGAGGAATGCTATTCTGATGAGAGTGAGGATGATTATGACGATGATGCTGACGAGAATGGAAACCTGAAAGATTTTGTCGTAGACGACGACGACGAAAGTGAGTCAGAAGACGCTTAAAAAAAAGAGAAACTACAGTAGTAATGGAAAGTGATATAGGCAATCCCATAGAATACAACCCTGACATTGATCCTCTAGTCCAAGAAGAGAATGAAAAAAATAGTCAACAAGTGCCCGATGAGCAGCAGTATTATTTTCAACCTCAAGAGATGAACTATCAGTACCAGCACCCTCCACAGGAGAGGGAGACTGTTGATTTATTTAAAAACGTAGACAAGTCTACGTGGATCATCGCTTTTGCGGTGTTCCTTCTTGGCTTTTTCATGGGAAAGACTATGCAACCAGTCATACTCAGATATGCCTAAGCATTAATAATTTCCTTGAGATGTGGAGATCCACTCAGCCAACTGTCTTCTGGAATCGTGGAATATGGAACGAACGAGCCCATGTCACCTTTTTCAAAGACACTTCCGTAGCTATCCAGTCCAGTATCCTCAACAAATCCAACTGTCGAAGATACTTCTTCCGTTTCCGTTTCCGTTTCCGTCTCTTTCTCTTTCTCTTCCTTTTTGTTTTTTAAATTGTAAGGTGTTTTAAAAAACAAAATAAAGAAGGCTCCGACCATGAGTATAGTCAGAATAATTCCTAACATTGTTTATTATAAGTATAGATTATTTATTCATTTACGCTGAGGAAACCTCTTCACCTTCTTCCTCCGTGATCTCCTCGAGTTTGGCCTCGGTGGAGTTTTCCGCCTCACGCAACTTACGTCGCTCCTCCATTTCGGTGGCTACGATCGAATCAGCTTCCTTGACGAGTTCTTCCATGGGAGTGTCCGGCTTCTCCTTCTTGAGGCGCTCGAGCACCTCAGCGGGGTGAGAAATTGGAGCTTCGTCGGGCTTGGTATAGAACTTAGAGTTGTCATCACCCGGGGTGAAATGATTCTTGTTACTCATCATCGCGTCCTTACGTTCCTGGAACATACGAGCCGCCTGAGACTGGTTCTCCTTATATCCAGTCATGATTTCTTCGAGCTTCTCGTTCGTGTAGTGAACGTCATCGATGGCTGTGGGATCGGGGGGAATCAATAACCACTTATACATATCTACCACATAGATGTCAAAGGTGGGATCCTCTTTCTGAAGACGCTTAGCGTGATGAGCGGCTTCGTCACGGTTGGCGAATGCACCACGAATCTTGATACCGAACTTGTCATTTTTCTGGGGAGCCTCGGGACCGACGATAGAAAGGCATGCGAAGAGCTGACCAGGGACAGTCGTGTAATCTTGGGTGAGAGACATTATAATCATTGATATGTTCAAAACTTTAAGTTCTTTATACTTAAGTCAAACTCTTAAAGGAAAAGATCTATACATAACCATGGAAGAAATTCGCAAGAATCACAACGAGGCCAAGCGTTCCTTGATACAGTCCGTCACCAAGGAGGGACACAGTATTTTGGATGTTGGTTGTGGGTTTGGTGGTGATCTTCAAAAATGGCACAGGTGTGGTGCGAATATAAACATGTGTGATCCAGAACCTAGTGCTCTCGTAGAGGCCAGGTCTCGAGCCAAAAACATGCACATGAGAGTAAACTTTTACGAGGGTGACATTCATAATTGTCCAAACAGAAAACATGACATCGTTTGTTTCAATTTTTCACTCCACTACATTTTCGCCTCGAAAGAACTATTCTTTAGCTCGATACGCGAAATCAAAAAAAGAATAAAACAGGATGGAAAATTGATAGGCATCATCCCAGACTCTGAGCAGATTATTTTCAAAACACCCTACCTAGACGAGTCTGGTAATTTTTTCAAAATGAAAGATCATGGGAATGGTGGATTTGGGGAAAAATTATTCGTCAACCTGGTCGATACACCATTTTACGCAGATGGCCCGAAATCAGAACCTATCGCGTATAAAGACTTACTCGTGACACACCTAGAGGAGATTGGATTCAGGTTACTCAATTGGGAGAATCTAGATGGCAATCCAATATCAAAGTTGTATAGTAAATTTATCTTTGTATATAAAAGATGAACACACTTCTGATCACTTTACTTGTGATGGCGGTTTTCTTTTTTCATAAGGCGGATAGACCGGAGAAATTGAGAATAGTGAATGAAAAGTACAGAACACTCAGGGAACATCTCATAGAGACGAACAATGAAAAGTTTCGTGCACTCGTGCATCACATCCCTATCACTGGAAAGCTTTGGATGAAGGACAGTGTTGGAACGAACACGAACAAGGGTGGTGAGATTGTAGTGTGTTTGGATGGTGAACCCAATGAGATTTTCCATG